ATAAACGCAATGATGAATGCTGTTGTTGCTGTTAGTAGTGCAGGGATCATAAGGACACCGAACCAACCAACGTAAAGTCGGTTGTCGGTACTTGTTGTCCAGTCACAAAAACGCTCCCAGTTGTTAATTGGTTTTGTTAATGTTACTGTTGCCATTTAGAAAATGCCAGGAATAATTTGTCCAGTTATTATGTATGAACCAAGGGCAGCTACAAAACCTAGCATAGCTAGTTGACCGTTTACACGTTCAGCGTTATCAAAATAATCTTGTTCGATTACTTGTGCTTGTGGTTCGGTTGCGAATCTGTTCTGTCTTCCGCCTGGTTCAGTTGTAGTTGTCATTAATAAAATAAATAAAAGGTCATAGTGGCCGATTACGATGAACTGTTCGGGTCAGCCGCTATGATATTTATTTAAAAATTCACATCAGATCTTTCTAATTTATCATATACATCTTGCCTATAGGCAGGGTCAGAATCATAACGAGGATCGTTCATCGCTCTTACAATTTCAGCCTGACTACGATATACATCTGTATTAGTATTTGCAGATTTACCAGTTAACATTCTACCCTCATAACCATTTGCTTCATCGTATTTAGCTTTTAAACCTTCAACTGCTATTTTAATAGCTTCTACATTACCTGAACCTACAATAGAATCAAATGCAGCTGCGTATTCATCAGAGACATTAGTGTTAGACCACTCTACTAATGCATTATACTCTTTGTCTCCACCTGCTACATTTTTAATTGAATTGACTTCTTGTTCAGATAGATCAGATACATTGTTATAACCCATTTCTGCAGCTCTACCTGCAAAATATGCATTAACACTAGATTCTGAAAGTCCACTATCAATCAAACTTTGCTTCATTTCATCAGTTACAGTACCATTATTTTCATGGAAATGTTTACTGATAGCCCAAGGATCAACGTTACCTTCTTCAAATACTTTACCTAATTTATCTCCATAAGTTTTATTGACCTCTTCGTAATTAACCTTACCGTCTTCTAAGTATTGATTAGCAAGGGGGTCTTCTTCTGTTTTCTCTTCTGTTGCTTCTTCTTTAGATTCAGGTTTATCTACTGATTCTTCGGAATCTTTATTAGAACCTAACTTTTTCTGTAGTTCAACATAAGCTGATTCTAATTCTTGTGCATCTTTAAATTTTCCAGCCAGTAATTGATCCTGTTGTTCAGATAATTCTTCACCTACTTTGATAGATTTCTGTTCTTCTTCAGTGAATTCTGTTTGATCGGCTGGCGTAGGATCATACGTCAGGGTTTCTGCCATGTGCTGTAATTACTTTTAAATTTCCAAGGCCAACGGTTTCAACAAAGTTTACACCTCGACCTATTTTTGGTGTGCCAACTTTTTCTTTTTTGGCATACATGTTCTCTGGGGCTTCCAAAGTAGGTTCAATTTTAGTTACTTCCAATGTTTCTGGTTTACTAACCTCCGGTAATTTGGTCTTCCGTCGGCGGGCCTTCCTCGGGCGTGTCGGTTTGTTCTCCATTTAGATTAGGGTTTTTAGATGGATCTAGCATTGGAGAACTGGCTAATTGGCCAGCTTGATCTAACAATGCTTGTTGTTGTTGCTGCTGTTGTGCAGCTTGCATTTCTTGTTGTAATTGCTCTTCAGTCTTAACTAAATTCAATACATCAATACCTTGAGCAGCTGCTAAACGTTTAATAGCTTCCCCAGGATTTATATATTGAGCTAATGCTTCTGGACCCATAGTTTGTGCAATGGTTCCTATAAATTGCATCAAGCTTTCTCTATCTTGTCCTCTACCTAAAGCGTTTACACCTGCTACAATAGTAGGTCGTACTAAATCTTTAGGTAATTTTGGTAATTGATTACTACGTTGTAATACTAATAAAGTTCTATCTAAATATGGTATTAAAAACTCAACCGTGAGTAAACTGAATAGTCCTCCCAACTGTTGTTCTAATTCCATTTGAGTTAGACGTACTTCTTCTGCTGTTGTACGTTCACTTTGTCTAATTTGTAATACAAGGAATGCTTCATTAATTCTCCTTTCAAGATTCGCTATCATTTCAGAAGCTGTCCTGAAATCTGCTGTTTTCCCTACTTGTATAACAGCTACATCATCCGGTCTACCCTGAACAATCGCACCATTACCAGCTTGCGCTATGGTCTGCGGTTTAGTGGTAGCTGATGGTGATACTAAGAAAACAACTTTAGCCGCAGCTGCAGAGCCTTCTACTAATGCCTGAGAGAGTCCTTCAAGGGATCTTAGATCACCTAAAAACTCTTCAACTCTTGAACGTCCGTAATCTTCTGAATCTACAGTGTTAAATCTGAGGACTAACCATGGAGAGGTTTTTTTCGGTGCTGTGCTACGGCTACCAGGAATAATTTTATCAAAACATTCTTGATGCCAAACCCATCTACCACTTTTCTCATCCAATCGAACGTAAGTGTATACTTCTACGTCATCATCATCGGAACCTGTTTTCATACCATCATCCCCTGGGGAATTTGGTTTTACTGGTTCAGGCAGTTCCATACCTAAAACCTTACGACTTATAAGTTCTTTAGTTACAATTTCTAATACATTACCGTTACCATCTCTATTGACCACGTAACGATTTAATGGGAAGTTTTTTAAACCATCCTTGCCCATAAAGATGAGTGTGTTTCCACCAACAATTAAATGTTTTAAGGCTTGATGTACTACAACTCTATCATTAGAAGCATTGACATAATCCATTATCATCCTTTCTATTTTAGAAAAGGATAAATCTAATTCGCTTCTAATTTCAGCTGGAAGTTCTTCACCTAATTTATCATCTCTAACTTGTAGTTTAAAGAAACTAGTTTGAGGTGGTAACAAGGCTAACATCAATTTAGCAGCCAGATTGACAGTACATTTTGCACCGACTGATTGCCAAGGAGTTGGTATAAGACGCTTAGGTTCTCTTACCCTATCATCATCAATAATTAAATGTGGTAGGGTAAGACGTGAACATTCTACAGCGGTATCTAAAAATTGCTTTCGATTAGAACTTAATTGAATATATCTATCTCTAGCCTTCATGGTGTACCACCGCTAGGTTTTGTTAAGTTTGGTATAGGTGAACGGTCTCCAGTTCCCATAGATAAATTAGTTAATCGTAAATCGCTAGTAGATTTAACTTTGGGTTGCTTACGAACCTGAGTTGTTTGTACTTCTTGTACATCTTCACCTTCTGTCAAATCTTTTTCTTCTACTGGTAACTTCTCTTTAGGTTGTGGTTTTATAACAGGAGCTGCTAAGGGGGTAGGCATTTTCCCACCACCACGCCTACTACCTAGCAATAAACCTGCACCCATAGTCAATACTGGTACTAGTACTGCTGGACTACACATGTTAATTATTCCTCCATTTTGGATTTAATATATTCAATAACACTAGCTTGACCAGATCTATACATTATTGATTCGATTGATTCTTTTGGGTGAACAGGTCTCCATTTGAAATGGCTTTCGATTTCATCTATCAATTCTGATAGTCTTTCGTTATGTAATTTTAAAGTATTGAGGGTGATATCATGCATATTGAGGTAGATTTACATTGCTATGCTCAAAAAAAGCTGGCATTCTAGCTGATTTAGTCTCAGAAAACTCTGGTGCTTTCCCTTCATACATTAAACGATCACTAGCATCTAGCCAAAATTTTTTGTCTAAATATTTATCATAGGTATTTATACCTAAAGGTTGAACAACCCAATTAATGGTGGCTTTCCTAAGTTTATCCAAAGAAGGGCTAGCAGATAAGCCCAACTCAGCACATACAAGAGAATTCGTTCCGACATGGATCTGCTCGTCCCTGGAGATATCGGCAGATACAGTGCGAAGAGCAGCATCCCCATTAAACCTAAAGAAAGGGAGTAGAACAAAGAAGATTGCTCTTTCAGCCACGAGAGCTTTAAGAATTGTATGGTCAGGATGTTTAATCCAAGCATCTCTTAGTAACTTCCCCTCCTTCTCGTCTTTATCTGTAACATTATGTACATCTGCTATATATCCCAATGCGAGATCGTGCCTTTCCTCGTCTTCAACATTTGATTCAAGGAGTTTTCTGGCATTACTGGGAATATTCTTCTCCAATGCTTCACTAATGAAGCTTCCAACAGGGAGCTCCATATGACGTATTGCGAGCGCACGTTTGATGGTTTCTTCTGCACCGTATTTTACCTCGCCTTTGGTGGGTTTTACAGGGGACCACTTACGTTTGCG